ACCATCGCGCTGATTCAACCAACGATTCGCACAATGACCCATTCCCCTCTTGACGCAATCGTTTCTGCTATGGATGGTATGACTCTTACTGATGCTCAAAAAAATCTTCACATCGCTAACACAAAGTTGTCTGAAGCACATCAAAATGTTTCTGACTTACTCATTCGTAAATACAAAACATATGATGCTATTCCTAATCACTACAAACATCTCTATATTCCACCACCCTCGGGCACAAAACGCTTTCTTCTTGATTAGTTATGTCCTCTATCTCTGATTGCTCTATGTTCTCTGTTTCTGTATATATATTTTTTTTATTTCATTTTTTTTTCGTATATGGATGAAAATATGGTCAATCTGAAAAAAAATGATTGATTCCTCTCATAAAATCATCATCCTCAAAACCAAGACTTGACTAAACCGAACCAAATCAAACCCGACTAACCAGTATGACCACCACTGCTTCCGCACAGCCTCAGACTACTCAGATCATCTCCCTTTTCAATGAGGCGGTTGATATGACTAAGGTCTACAGTCGCAATGAACTGGGTAAGATGCTGACTACTATCTACCACAACGTTCTGTTTGAAGAAAAGAAGAAGACGAGTGTTGAAAAGAAACAAAAATCTGAAGAAAAGAAAGCAAAACAAGCTGCTAATAAATACGCAAATCGCCCTTTCAACCAGTTTGTCAAAGAAAATATGCCTCGTATGAAAAAGAAGTTCCCCAATGCAACACCTCAAGAAAAATTCAAAAAAATCTGTGAGTTGTGGAATGAAAAGAAAATCGCACAATTGAATGCTCCAGTGACACGAAGCAAAGCATCCACTCAATCGTAAATAAACAAACAAAAACAAAAACAAAAACAAAAACAAAAACAAAAAACAAAAACAAAAAAATAAAAGAAAAATATATATTTTTTCTTTTTTTATTTATGAAAATTATATAACACATATTAAAAAAAAATGATTTAATATAAAAAATAAATAGAATATATATCAAGATGACAAAAGTAACTTGTAATATATGTGCGAATGAATTACAATCGTGCAATATTAAGGAATGTCCTTTTTGTTTAGAAAAAGCTTGTATAAATTGTATTAAGCATTATACTTTAGATACAAAAAGCACTGAAAAAAAATGTATGTTTTGTACTCGTGTATTTACAAGAGCTATTTTGGTTAAACTACTTGGTAAAGCATATATTGAAGGAAAAATATTCAAAGATCAAATCAAAGAATTATTATTTCAAGAAGAAAAAACACTAATACCACAAACTTTACCTATTATAGAACATAGAAAACAAATAAGGGATACCACACAATATGTAAAAGATTTAGATTTAGAACGTCTTGATAAAATAAAAAAAAACGAAATCATAAGAGACACAATGGAAGATTTTAAATTACTTGGAAATATATATGCACATAGATTATATATTAGTTCTTTATTTAGTAAAAAAATTGATATTAAAAAATATAAGTACAAATATCCTTGTGCTAATAATCAATGTAATGGTTTTGTAAATGAAAATTGGAAATGTGATTTATGCGAAAAAACTACATGTAAACATTGTTTTATTATTAAAGAAGAAGAACACGAATGTAAAGAAGAAGATATAGCAACTGCAACACTTATAAGATCGAATAGTAAACCATGTCCAAAATGTAATATTTCAATTATTAAATCGGATGGATGCGATCAAATGTGGTGTGTCAATTGTCATACTACTTTTGATTGGAAAACATTAAGAATTAAAACAACTGGAGTAGTTCATAATCCAGAATATTTTAGATATATGAGGGAGAATGGTATTCCAATTCAAAGAAATCCTAATGATGATCCGTGTGTAAATATGTATGATAGAGCATTTAATAAACTAGCAGTAATAAATACAAAAATGAAAAAAAAAGGAGTGCTAGAACCATATTGGAATGAAAATATGAACTTTATGTTTGAATTTTATCGTTCAATTAATCATATCTCTGAATGGGAAATGGAAAAATTAAGAAATATTATTAGAAATCATACAGATTGGAGTAAAGATGAAAGAATAAGATATTTGGAAAAATCAATTGATGAAAAACAATATAAAATGAATTTAGCTAGAAAACATAAAAGTAATGAGTTTGTAAAAGAAATAACTAGTTTACAAGAAACAATAATAGAAGTATGTAAAGATACATTTATAAATATGGCAGAAGAGTTTGAAGAAAAATTCAATCAAATAGATGTAAAGAAAAAAGATAAAACTGATATATATGATATAAAAAAATGTGAAAAAATTATTAAATTAAAAGAATTCATGATTGATATGTATAATAGCAGAGATGAATTAAGATCAGTATATTCACTTATAAATAAAGATATAATTGTACCGCGTTGTTTAAAAATTAAAATATAAAATAGTACATTTCATAAAAAAATTTAAAATTTTAAAAACCTTTTATAAAAATTTAAAAAAATAAAGAAATGTACTTTTTTAAAATATACAGAACATTATTTTTTTAATTACTTTTACAATATTCACATAAATAATTTGTACTATAATCAGAATAAAATTGACAATATACACATCTTACATCCCATCCATCATATAAAAATTTAATTTTTGTAGAACAATTTTTACATATATTATTATTATTATAATTTTTTATTTTATTTTTACATAAACTACAAGTATCATTTAATGATATTTTATTAAATTCATATTCAATATTATGCTCCATATTTATTATTATTATAATTTATTTTTATATCTATGAAATACAACATTTATATTTTTTTTCATTTTTAAATTCAAAATTATTTATTTCATTTAAAACATATTCCATATCCGGTCTTAATTCTGGTTCTGTATTCCACATATTAATTAATAATATTTGTAATGGTTTATATTTAATTAATGTTTTATCTGGTCTATAACCGGTTATTATAAAATCTTTAAACAATTCATTACGAATTATTTCTTCATATGGTAACATAGCAGTACACATAAACCAAAAATTCAACGATAATGAGTATATATCTATTTTTAAATTGTAATTATCTTTATTAATAAATATTTCAGGTGCCATATATCTCATTGTTCCAGCACAACCACTCATTTTATATTGCTCAGATGTATTTTTTATTGTTTTTGATAATCCAAAATCTGTTATTTTAATATGTAAATTATCTGTTAATAATATATTTGATGGTTTTACATCTCGATGCATAATAGGATAATGACAATTATGTAGAAAATATATAGCTTTCGATAATTCACTTATCCACATATACAATAGCTCATTGTTAGGTATCCATCTTTTATTTAAATTATTACTTTTAAAATTATAATAATTATCTAATGAACTATTTGGTAAATATTCATATAATAATAATAATGGTTCATTAATACAACACGCACCTAAAAATAAAACTAAATTCGGATGTCTTAAATGAGATATTACAGATATCTCATTTATTAAATCATTATATTCTGTTTCACTCGCAGTTTTTTTTAAAAATTTACATGCTGTTGTTAAACCTCTCCATCTTGTTTTATATACTATACCACCACTACCTTCTCCTATTATATCAAAGAATTCAATCTCTTTTCTTTTTAGTTCCCACCATTCAGCTCTTCCACGTATATTTATTGGCAATAAATCTAAATATGATGAACCACTTATCATTGAATTATTTGGTGAATTACTAATATCTCTTTCTTGGTTATTATTATATTCAACATCATTATATGTATTATTATTATATTCAACATCATTATATGTATTATTAAAATATGTCATATCATTATGTTATAATAAATAATTATATCATTTTTTTAAATAAAAAAAAAGTACATTTCATAAAAAAATATATAATTTATAAAAACATTTATAAAAAAAAATATAAATTAAGAAATGTACTTTTTTTAAAATATACAGGGCATTATTTTTTTTAATAATTTATTACATTTACTTTTTTTATCATTTATTTTATTATATCTAAATATAAACGAACCCGTTTTTTCATCATATTCTGATTCCACTTTATATGTTATTGTTTTTGTATTCTTATTTGACATTCCTTAATATATTAATAAAATAAAACTTTTATATTATAATAAAATAAATTATATCTATATATAATAGAATATTTAATATGGTTAAAAAATATAAATTATTTTTTATTCCACTTGTATTATTACTTATAATTATGTTTTCTATTATTTTAAAAATTGCAATTGACGATTCCGGTAGAATTAAATATTTAAATACTAAAATTGAGGAAAATTTTATTAGTAATTGTAAAAAAAATGGTATTTATATATAATTTATTTTTTTAAACATTGAACATTTAAAACTGTATCTATTATTATATTTCTAGTTTTTTTATCTAAACCTGCTAAATAATTTTCCATCCCGCTATTATTATTTATCCATTTATTAATACATTTATTTTGTATTTTATTATATTTTTCAGTATTATAGTTAATAAATTTTTCTTTTTTTTTTGGATTATAATATTTATAATATTTTTCAATAATTCTATTATTATCTATTATTTTGCATTTATATACTATATGTATCATATATATTATTAATACAAATATTAATAATATTAAAATTGTATTTGTAATATTTACCATTTATCTATATATTAGATATAAAATTATAAATAAGATTTTTTTCTTTTTAATATCTTTATCATTATAATTATTTTCCTTCTTTTAATTTTTTATTTAAATTTTTTTGAGCTAACAGCATTTTTTTATACACATTTTTTCTAATTTCATCACCTTTTTTACTTTTTTTTTTATTACATATTGCATCAATTATTCTGTTTTTTTGATCAATATCTGAAATATTAGTTAAATCTATATTCTTAAGTTGATTGCATAATGGTTTTTTATTTTCAAAATTTTCTATTTCATTATTATTAATTATTTTAATTATATTCCAATTATCTATTTTTATTTCTTTATGTTTTATTATATAAAAAGCCGTACAAATTATTATTAATATTATTAATATTATATAATAATTTAATTTATTTTTCATTCTATATGAATTAAAGAATATAATTATTTATTTTTTTCTACTAATAATTCAGCAACTCTTGTTACTTCTTGTATTTTATAATTTTGATAGATTATGTTAAATATTATAAATAATATCAATAATATTAAAAACAACATTAATAATGTTGTATAATTCATTTATAATAACTACTATAATATAAGAAAATTATTAATCAATAACCATAAAAGAATCTTTTATATCTAATATTGTTTTTCTATCTATACAATAATCATCTTGTAAAGGATCGTTTTTAACTAAACATAGTGGTTTAAATTCATTAATTATATTATTTTTTGAATTAAAATAAATATTCTTACTATTTAAAGATAATATATCATTATATTTACTCGAACCTATTTTTGAAATATCACTTGTTGATATTAATTTTGTTATAGCACTTTCTCCCTTTCTTCCAGTTTTTCCATCTGTACCAATATTTCCTCTAGGTATTTTTATTATATTTGGTTCACTAATATATTTTAATTCTTCTTTAGTTGGATAATGTTTTTCTTTCGGATATTTTCCAATACATTGATATTGCGAAATTTCATTTAAACAATTTACTTGTGATATATTTTTATTATTTCTTTGTAAAAATATAATAGGACCTACATAATTTTGTTTTTGTCTTTCAATTCCTCTATCAAATATAGTAAATGTATCATTAATTTTAAAATTTAAAATTATTATTATTATTATTATTAATAATAATGATAATAATATCTGTGTTTTAATCATTAATCTAATATATATTTATTTAAAAAAAAAATATGATTTATTATTAATAGTTACACAAATTTATTAATAATGAATAAAGATGACGCGCAATTAATAATTGAAAAAGAAAGGTTAAAAAAAGAAAAAATACGAAAAAGAATGCACGAATATAGAAATAATAATGAATTTAGAAAAAAAAATGCTGATTATATGAAAGATTATAGACAGAAACAAAAAAAATTATTAGAAGATGCTAATAAAGTAATTACTAATGAATTAAAAGATAAAGATAAAGATAGAGATAAAGATAAAGATAAAGATAAAGATAAAGATAAAGAAAAAAAATATATAAAATCTGAAAAAACTATCAAAAAATATATAAGTATTATTATAAAAAATCATAAATTAATTAACAAAACTGTAATATCCGATTCTAAATTATTATCTAAATTATTTACAGAAAAATTAGATAATAATGAAGAAATCATTTTGCAAAATGAACTATCTTATTTAAAAGATATTAATAAATTTACAGAAATTATGAAAAATAAATATACTAATATATTAACATTAAGAGATAATATAACTCCTTATTTAATTATTCTTCAAAAAATACAATTATTTAAAGTGAATTATGCAAAATTAAATAAATTTTATTCTGAATTAAAAAAAAAATAATTATTACTATTTCGCAATAATTGTATTATTTATTGGTGAATATTTAAATGATATACTACTATATATATTCATAATACTATCCTTATGTTTCCAATCGTCCTTATGACCTCCAGCTTTTATACTTAAATATGTCATATAATTATTTATAGACCATGATTCTTTATTATCTTCTGAAACAATTGGTAAAAATGTTGCACTGTTTCCATTATATAATTTTAATAACATCCCGTGTTTTCCATCTAATATAAATTTTTCATTCGCATATATTGATTTATATTCTTCCCACGAATTAATATCATCTAATATTTCAATTTTAAATTTATGATTTTTTAAATTATTTAATGTTATAGGATTATTCCATCTATTTATAGAATCATTTAAACAATTTTTTGATGAATTAATAATTTTAACTGAACTTTTTATATTATTTTTATCTGTTTGAAAATTACCATTACAAGAATTTGTAGAATTATCAATTTCGGTACCTACAAATATTCCATTATTCATATAATTAAATTTATTCCATATTGGTAATTTAATTTCAATATCATAATTTAGTAATTGAGATTCAATAGTACTTTTTACAACACCAAGTGCCATAATTATATCAATCGGTAATAAATTATTATCATGTTTAAATGTACCATATATAATCGAAATATATGATACAAATTCTTTATTTAAATCAAAATTAATTCTATATTTATCTATAAGATTTTTATTATAATTGTTTGAATCATAATAATCTATTACGCGAGAATTCCAATTAAAGTATTTGGATATATATATAAATGTCTGTATTGCATACGGACCACATATTATATTTAAATCTTCGTTTTCTAAATTATTTTTTAATAAATTATCTATTAATTTTTCTTCTCTTCTCCATTTATTTAGTTCATGCGGAAATTTTAATAATGATATATTATTAAATCGTTTACCATAATGAGTTAAATCAGTAGTTGCAAATAATATTATTTTTTTATTTTTATTATTAATTTTATATATAAAATTAATAATTTCATTTGCTAAATTTTTTAAATTTGAATATGGTGTCGGACACAATACTAATATTTTTGAATTCTTAAAATTTTCTTTAATTTCCGATTTAACCCATTTATATGAATGTTCTTCTTTTGCCCCCTTTGATAAATATTGATCTTTAATATAATTATCATTATTTAAAAACATAGTAAATTCTATATCATTGTCATATTCTAATATAAATACTTTTTCTGTTGAATTTATTGGATTATGTAATGCTGCTAAATATATTATATATTCAATATTTTTGTCTTTATCATTTAAATTATTAAAAATTAATTTTCTTGCAGCACCAGCATATTCTTGTCCTGCATGAGGTATTATTGCACCTCTAAAATTATTGTAATAATTTTTATATATACCCATTTATTTAATATTGTTTACTATTAAAATTTTTACAAATTAAATTAGAAAAAAAATATACATTCTAATTCCTATAAATATAACTCACTCTCTTCCTCTTCTTCTTCCTCTTCTTCTTCCTCTTCTTCTTCCTCTTCTTCTTCCTCTTCCTCTTCTTCTTCCTCTTCTTCTTCCTCTTCTTCTTCCTCTTCTTCTTCCTCTTCTTCTTCCTCTTCTTCTTCCTCTTCTTCTTCTTCTTCCTCTTCTTCTTCCTCTTCTTCTTCCTCTTCTTCTTCCTCTTCTTCTTCCTCTTCTTCTTCCTCTTCTTCTTCCTCTTCTTCTTCTTCTTCTTCTTCTTCTTCCTCTTCTTCTTCCTCTTCTTCTTCCTCTTCTTCTTCCTCTTCTTCTTCCTCTTCTTCTTCCTCTTCTTCTTCCTCTTCTTCCTCTTCCTCTGACTCATCATCATCTTCTTCGTCTTCTTCATCTTCTTCATCATCATAAACTGGTGGATCGGTTATTTCTTCTTCATCATCATAAACTGGTGGATCGGTTATTTCTTCTTCTGTATCGCCCCAACCTCCCCAGTCGTCATCATTCCCCCAATCATCGCCATCATCGCCCCATGGATTTGCATTTTCTTGTTCAAGTTCTTCATAGTCTTTTATAAGTTGGCTATATTTATCTTGTAGTACAGCCTTTTCACCTCTTACTTTTTCAATTTCAACACGTGCAACACCTAGCGCGCGTTCTTTTTCATTAATTGTTGCTTCCAAATCATCTATAATTTTACGCTTTCTTTCTAATTCGCTGTTATTATTTGCAACTACTGAATCTAGTTCTTCTAGTGCAGCTATTGCATTATCACGTTCACCTTTGATAACATTATGAACATTTTCTAATTGAGTAATAGCTATTTTTTTACTTTGTATTTGAGAATATAAATTATTCTTAGAATTTAATGCAAATTTTAGTAAATCATTATAATTAACAATCTGTTGGTCCGATTCACCAGTAAATTTTATATTTCCTCTTTTACATAACTGCAAATTGCTAATCGAACTAAATTTTCTTGGCATATCATGATTATTACAATGAAAGCATATATGCCTACCATTTGACGTTTTTGTAGAAAATGAACCATGACAATCATAATTATTTGGTTCATATGTATCTGTACCTATTTTTTTGCCTTTATTACATCTATTTCTACATGCATTTTCATATGAATTACCTTCCCCTCTGCCCAAACCGGAAACTCTTCTGAATCCAGAATATACAGGTTTTCCATTAACTATTTCCTTAGTACCAGGATTACAAATAGCCTGAGGCATAACAACACAATTATAAGTACTCATCTAATTATATTATAATGTTTTTATTTATTAATATATTTTACTATTTTTAATCATATCACGAATTATACTAACCTGTTTTTTATAATGTTCTGAAGGTTCTTTTAATAATATTAATTTAATTAATAACTCTATAATATCTTCATATATATTACTATCCATTTTTAAACAAATATCTTCTTTATTTTCAATGGCAAATTTTTGTATAAGTTTTGTTTTTTCTTCAATTAATTCTCGAACTAAATCATTTAAGCCTTTTAATATAAATTCATCATTTGTTTTAATGAGTGATGTATTTTCATTTTTATATATAATATTATTATTTTCTGGAAATTCAATATTAAAATGTATTTCTTTTGTTAATAAACTAGGAATATCATATGCTTTTTTAAAAATTTCAAGCATTTTTTCATAATTTAAATAATCAATTCTCTCATTGCCATAATTATTAATAGTTAAATTATTTGTAATATTATTAGTGTAATTATTTTGATTTTCAATATTATAATTATTTTGATTTTGAATATTTTGATTATTTGGTTTTCTAGCATAAACAATGCTTCTGGGTTTACACTTATTATTTATAATATGTCTTGATTTACCTTGTCTTGTAGCAAATGATATCATACATCTCGGACAAGTTAAATCATCTAAACCATTGCATTTTGATTCATGTATTAATAAAAATTTTTTTGTTTTATAAATTTTATTGCATTTTTTACAAATAAAATCAGGGGTGACAATTTCTTCGTTAGGGGTGACAATTTCTTCGTTAGGGGTGACAATTTCTTCGTTAGGGGTGACATTTTCTTCATTTTTTGTATAATTTTCATAGTTATTACATATAGTATTTATTATTAATTTTGAATTTTTATGTTTAGCATTATGATGTCTTTTTAAATCATAATGACGTTTTGTATAATAAATACAATAAACACATTTAAATACTTTAATTGCGTCATTTTGCGTCATTACTATATATAATGTATATATATATTTTTATATATAGTATTTATTATCAGAAAAAAAAACGCAGTAACGCAAAAATCGACGCAAAAAAAAATTTAAAAAAAAAATAAATAAAAAATATAAATATAAATTTTTTATTTATTTTTTAATAATTTTATATTATCATATTTAATAATAAGAATTTAAATATAATTATTAAAAATTTGCCAATTTAACTGTAAATTAATAAATTAAGTTAAATTAGAAAGTAATTAAAATGAATAATAATTGTAATAATATAATTTCATTAAAACAATATGGTCCAACATGTTGGTTTAATAGTATATTAATGGCATTGTTATACAGTGATGAAAGTCGAAAATTATTGTTAGAAAAATCAAAAAAATGGGATAAAAAAATTAAAATTTATAATACAATTAATTATATTTTACATAATAAATATTTAAGAACTGATAAAATATATCAAGATTATATATATTTTGATAAAATTAGACCTGAATATATACTAAAAGAATTACATAAATATAATAGTAAAAAATTTGTATTTAATCCAATAAAAAATAAAAAAGTTGGGTTTAAATCCGCATTATATATTAGAAAATTATATAAGTTATTAGGTGTAAAAGTATTATTTTTAGATTATGATAATTATAGTAATAAATTATATTATTCTTTTTATAATAATGTAAATGTTAAAGAGATTTCAAATAATAATATTAAGTTTAATATAAATTTAAAAACAAAAAAAACAATTGAAAAATATTGTAAAGATCCGGATATTATAATAATACATATTGATCAAAATCATGTTCCTTATAATAGTTATCCAAATCATTATAATTTAAATAATGAAAAATTTAAAAATATTTTAATTAATTTAAAAAATAATAAAGAAAATATAAATTATAATAATAACGAATATATTAATGATTCTATATTACTTTCTAATTGGAATAAATCTGTTGGAGGACATTCAATCGCGGGAATAACTTGTAAGGGCGATAAATATGTATATAATGGTTGGACAAGATCAACAGTTGATCCAAATATGAAAAATATATGGGAAAAGGTTGTTAGAAATAATAAAATTTTTTATTATAATAAATTTTTAAATAAAAGTGTATATGAAAAAGATTTACCATCTAATGCTATGATATTAAAAGATTCTTCAATACCTTGTGAATTAATGAAATTTAGTTGGAATCCAAATAATGGTAATGATAATGATTTCTGTTTAAATACAAAAAAATGCAGTTTAGATTTTATAAGTACTATGAAAGATGTATGTTTTTCATTTAATAAAGGTGGTAGAGAATTGATTTATATTAAAAAAGAAAAAACTAGTAAAATAAATATAATAAAAAATAAATGTCCAGATGGTAAAATAATAAATCCATTGACAAATAGATGTATTAAAATTAAAGATATTAATAAAATTCCTAAAAAAAGTTTAAGTAAACCTGAAAAAAAATGTCCTGATGGTAAAATAATAAATCCATTGACAAATAGATGTATTAAAATTAAAGATATTAATAAAATTCCTAAAAAAAGTTTAAGTAAATCTCAAAAAAAATGTCCTGATGGTAAAGTAATAAATCCTATAACAAATAGATGCATTAAAAATATTAATAATATTCTCAAAAAAAAGTTATAAAAAAATTTTTTATTTAATATTATTAAGTAAATATAAATTATTTAAATGACAACTCCCAAAAATTGTATTATTGTTCCTGGCGCAATATGTAATGTTGGTACTACGGAAATTGTTAATGGAAAAACAGTATATTCTGGAATGAAAAGAGTTTCAGGTTTGGGCAGAAAGGAAGGTAATTCATATGCAAATGCATGTAGAAATAGATGTAATAAAGGTAAAAGAATAGGTGACACTAGTACATATGAACCAAATGATTATGATTGTCATGGTTCATTTTCTTTGAAAACAGCTTCTAAAAAGAATATATGCTTTCATTGTACAACAAAAGATCGTCCTATAAAATATGATGAAATTCAAAATTTGCAATTATGTGGTAGTTTACCACAAAATAGTTTACATAATAAAGTTATACCTTATGATAATTTGCCAATATATAATAACTATTCTGAAAATATTGTAAATGCGACTACGGGTATATCTTCAGCAATAAATTTTACAGATTTAAGAGATGAAGAAAAAAATAGGTATATAAATAAAGAAAATGTTAGTTTTAATGATGTTACAAATGATGCAACTGATTATATGAAAAAAAGTGAAATAAAGTTTAATAATTTAAGTGATACAGAACAAAAATTATATAAAAATTTAAATGACATTACAGTTGCTGATGCAAAAAACAGAGATAATTATATGAAAAAAAGTGAAATACAGTTTAATGATTTAAGTGATACAGAACAAAAATTATATAAAAATTTAAATGACATTACAGTTGCTGATGCAAAAAACAGTGATAATTATATTAAAAAAAGTGAAATAAAGTTTAATAATTTAAGTGAAAGTGATAGAAATAATTATGTAACAAACTCAAAATATAACACTGATATAGAAGCAGAATTTAAAAGAGGTGTAAATTCAATTCCCGATTGTACTTGGGCGGGGGCATCAGATAAAGATAATTATATGAAAATAAGTGATATTACATTTGATAATTTAAGTGAAAGTGATAGAAATAATTATGTAACAAACACGAAATATAACACTGATATAGAAGCACGATATAATGCTGGTAAAAATTCAGTTGCTCCATGTACTTATAGTATAGCAAGTGATAAAGATAATTATATGAAAATAAGTGAAATACAGTTTAATGATTTAAGTGATACAGAACAAAAATTATATAAAAATTTAAATGACATTACAGTTGCTGATGCAAAAAACAGAGATAATTATATGAAAAAAAGTGAAATACAGTTTAATGATTTAAGTGATACAGAACA